GTGGGAACCTTGTCTTCCTCCCACGGTTGCCACCAATCGCGCTTGATAATCGCAGATTCAGAGGCCGTGGGCGTCTGTTGCCACTGCGCAGACCACTTTGACACGGGCAGAGACGCCTTAATCCCCAGTAATGCGTCTTTTTCCCAAAATTCAGGCCACAAAGGGTTGCCGCTAGGCATAATCGCAGGAAATTCCACCACCTCCCACTTGTCCGCCATCACATCGCCGCCCTGTCGGGCCAATAAACGACCCGTCAAGTCCTTCTTACCCCACCGAGTCATGACAATTATGATTGCACCACCCGGTTGTAGACGCTGACGAGGACCAGAAGTGTACCACTCATACGCATTGTCAAACGCACTGTCGCTCATAGCGTCCTGCTCCGAGTGTGGATCGTCAATCACAAACAAATCCGCACCACGACCCGTGACCGCAGCACCAACACCCGCCGCAAAGTACTCGCCGCCCTTGTCAGTACCCCATTTTCCCGCGCCCTTGTTGTCTTCCTTCAAACTCGTGTCCGGAAAAATCTCCCGATACGCAGGATCGTCAATTAAATCTCGGACCTTCCTACCAAAACGTACAGCTAGTTCTGTATTATGGGTAGCCTGAATGATCTTTAGTTTAGGGTTCCTACCCAAAAACCATGCAGGCATCAGGTAACTCGCAAACTCGGACTTCGAATGACGAGGCGGCATGTTAATAATCAACCGCTTTAACTCGCCACGAGCCACAGCCTCTAGCTTCTCCGCAATAACCCTGTGATGACGCCCCTCAATGAAGTTCTCATACACATGATGCGCGAACGGCATGAACTTGTTCTGCGCTTCGTCCTGTAAATCAAGACGCCTCTTGGCTTCCGTTAAAGCCAGTATCTCTTTTAACGCCTCCTCGGGAAGCGCATCAAAGCTCTGAAGGGTCATCTTCTTCCTCTGCGGGATAATAAACCATTACCAAGGTCCTACACTCAGGACACGACAAGTTCGTCTCCATAACATAGTCCTCATCGTCCTCTATGTCATGGTCCCCGCCCCAAATTAACTCAGTACTACAATGCCAACACTGCATTTTTATTTTCCCCTAAAAAGAAAAACCAAGGCAGATAGCAATGGGAACACGAAGGAGCCTTGTCCACCGTATCCTCCTCAATCTCTCTACCACAATGCCGACACTTCACACCTACACCATAATCGGTGTGAGAGGTATTCCAGCAATGCCTTGAGGTGTAGGAGGCGTGATCGTTGGACTAGTGAAATCCATGGGCTGAGTATAGTCCATCGAAGGAACAACAGGAGAAGTCATGCCGCCGCCACTCGCAATGGTGGGAAAGGGATCGCCAACAAAATTACCCTGATACTGAGCAGGAGCCGTGTCATACGCCACACCCATTACAGGAACACACATCCCCGTTACCGGATCAGTCCGATAACCCTCGGGACACGGATCATAGTTGCCGTAGAAATCGTCATCGCCATCGCCCATTGATTCCTCTTCTTGACGATCTCTACTGTCTCGTGAAGCCTGTTGAAAATTTGCATAGGCCAACGCAGCCTCATCAGAAATACCCCCGTCTTTATTCCTAAACGTTCCAAAACCCAAACTCTCTAAAGCATCCGTAAAACCTTCAGGGCCACTCAAAGAACCAATACCCAACCTCAAGTCTGTTGCTATTGATGAAGGTATATTTTTAAAGGTCTCTTTAAAGTTCTGAAACCCACGTTCTTTAGCCGGAGTGGGCGGACTAATATTAGGACCGCCAAAATAAGGTACATTAGTAGGAGTCGGTTTGTAATCTGCAAAGGGTATGGTTCTCGTACCGCCGTCATCACCGCCACTAGGAACAGTAATTGTTTTAGGGCGAAGCTTGGGGCGCACAACTTCAGAACGCTTTGGACCCCCACTACCTGTTTGTACGTTTCCCTGACCCGTTGCTTCGTTGGCACGTCTCTCTCTGTCAGAAACATAATTCTGGCCCTGACCAGACGTAATGCTATTAACGAAATTTCCTAAGTCTTCTAAAAAGCCCATATCAATTCCCCATCCTAAACATGTTTCCGATACTGTCTTTTAAACTAGCAATGCCGCCCGTAAACCTATCCATAGCACTAGGCGGTCTTTGAGAAACCTGCAAGGCACTCGTCGGCGTAGGCATGGGCATGGGACGTGGTGAAGACTCCATCATAATATTACCAATACCAGAACGTTTATTGTCACCCTCCCTAGCCTCCATGACAGCCGCAGCCATTGCCTTAACCTGTGGATCAACGCCCGTAGCAACATTGTTCGTGATCCCCGAACCTTGGTTCGCAAGGTCTAAGTTCGCCTCAGAATCAATGTCCAATAACGCAGATAACTGAGCGTTAATCTCAGCAGGCTTTACTCGCGCAGAGTTCTTAGCCTCACCCTCATAATAAGACATGTCAGGCGTCTCACCCTTCATACTAGGTAAACTCGCATACTCCTTGGATAACCTATGACCGTACTCGTTTAAATCTATCTGACCCGATAAAAAATCATTCAAGCCACGGTTCTGCAACAAAAACAAATGTGCGCGGTCCTGAACCTCCGGAGTAAACTTATCATCCTTAGACAAAATCTTGTTGTTCAACAACAACTGCATCGTGCTTTTCTTAATCTGACCAGCACCCGCAGCACCGCCGTCATTCCCCCTGTTTTTCTCCTGAATCGCCATGATCTCAGCAACCGTCAACTCAGTTAAAGGACGCTCCGACCTGATCTTAGTCTGCGTGTTCCACGCATCATAATTCCGACCAGACTCAGCACTGTATATCAAATCTAATAAATTACGAACCATATTCATAGCATATACCCCATCGAACCAAGGCCCGTGAACCACGTCTACCGGAACTATAACCAAAGAGAAATGATTTTGCACCCAGATTTTTTCCGAACGAAAAAACACCGGAACAATTTTATCGGACTAACACTATAGGACGCCGCACGACCTGCGTACCTCCTAAAAGGGGGTGATGGGGGTCGAGGTTGTCTAGCTACCGTTGCAATTAGGCATAGTAACCCCCAAGACATGCTTCCAGAAAACATAGGGTTTTTCTAGGGCCTTGTGTTTTTCAAGAGGCATGTGCTTTCTCTGGAGCTTGCTTGTCTGGAAAGGCTCGTGTTTCTGATAGGGCCTATCACGCTGCTGGAAATTTATTACTTGGTCCTGTGGTTTTAACTGGGCGTCCGGGCAGGCTGTCGTGAATCAAGCCCTTCTTCGGCGGTCTTGACCCTGACGGGCTTCCATCCTTGACGCAAAGAGAATGGCCCTCGCAGTGGGCCATGCCGTCTCCGAACGGCGGTCGGCCAACGGTCGTCGCCCCGTTGGATCGTGCGAATGATCCTAAGCATCGGCCCGTTATGCGCTCTAGCAGGGTCTGCGGATGACAAGCTTATGCGTGACCACTGGAATCACTAATCCACTCCCGACTTTTCTGAAGAAGAAAAGCTCGTCCATTCCTTAGTGCTTCTTGTCGGCAACACTCGCCACCTTGCCAGCCTGCTAGGTGCGCTGTGGCACATTATATAATATATATATGAACCCCCGTGGGCATTAAAACCCCGTTGGGCCACTTACAAAATGCACCGTCAACCCCCAAATGGCTTCTTACCCGAAGCCATGATCGTGAAGAACGATCTCACAACTGGGGGTCGGGGCCTATCACAAAATGTACGCAAATCAGAACCTGACGCAGCATCACATTTCATGCCTCCGATAGTACAGAAGAAAACCATCGGGATGTGACGCAGCATCAGAACCAAGGGTGATTTCCCCACATTTTCTGTCGCGTTGCTTAGACCCCTTGACCGTTCCCTCGACGCCGACACGCTAAGAGTGCGGTCGGCAAGTCTTCGGTGCAATTTTGAAAGGCGGCAAGCATCGGTTGTAATGCACACAGTTCCATAAGACATTACATAACTTCAATGGAGTACCAACAATGGTCATCTTTCAAAAGCTAAACGAACTCAAGGATCACTTAAACACGCTGGGTTACTACAGGTTCGAGGTCAACTTGCACCTAGAACCACGCCCGAGCTACGGCTCCGAGGTACGGTTCGCAGTCGAGTACAGGGCAACCGAGTCCGACTCAACCGAGTACAAATACTTCACCCGCGAGAAGTTTGAGGACACTGACCTAGCGTTCGAGGAGACTCGTGAGTTCGTACTCAACATGCCAACACTGGATGAGCACCGGCGGCAGGATTCCGTTCGCAGGTCCGAGGCATACGAGGAGCGGATATTGGAGGACGCCGCTCACGAGGACGATCCGGTCCTAAAGCAGCACCTGCTGGACAAGGCCGCTCGTGAGGCCAGCGACCGCAAGCAGTTGTTGGGCCTGTTCTACAAGCAGGGCTACCACATCACCGCTCAGTAATCACCAAGCGGGGGCCTCGGCTCCCGCACCATCTAACCAAACTAGGAGACTACAATGTTCGACGAAGAAAACAAAATCGACGCTGACGCAACCGCTCTGGCACAACTCATCATCTCAATCGTTCAGTCCGCAAACAAAAGCGAGACTGACACCAAGATCGAAGAACTCCAGACCAAGATCGACAGTCTGGAAAACCAGATAGAGGAGTTCGATATTACCAATCATTCCTACGACATAGGGGAGATCGCGCAGGAACATCTCACCTGCTACGGCGGTATGACCGACATGATTGTTGAGGTCATCGACGATTATGACTTCAGCGACAAGGAGATAAACGTTGCATCAGGCACAACCTTTACGGTCACTGTAGACTGATGGCTTGGCTAGACAGCAATGTCTGGAAGAGAGGGTCGCGGTGGCGGCTCTCTCACACCAACGGAAAGTGGATCATTTCAACCCAGCACAAAAACAAAACTCTGGCATTAGTCGAAGGTCGGAGGATGCTGCACGAAGGGAGGACGTTACAACTCAACATCTTCAAAGGCGATGGCACATGGGAGGCGTCAGAGGTATCTGATGTCTCAAATGGAACATCTAACCCAATCGCAACAATCAACCTACTGGGAGACAACGTATGAGGATAGGTGGCTACTATATGAGCGATGTCGGATACGGCCTCAAGGTCGTAGAACACGAGGGAGGCTGGTCATTCTGGCTGCAGGGTGATGACGCCCAACAGTTCCGTGACGAGTGGCAAGCGTACAGCGAACGGGTGGACAACGACTTCCGCCACTTCCTGTCAACGCACGAATATGACGGGCTGTTCCAATGAGAAGCTGGCCCATCTGGAATCAAATCACTGCCTGCGTATACAAGTCAGACAAATCGTATGGCGTAAAAGCAACTGGCGAGGTGACAGTCAAGGTCGGCACCTCTGCCAGCAACAGCCACGTCTTCCTGCGACACAGCACTACGCATCGGGTGCAGGACAACGGGGACCGAGAGTACCGGTTCTACCTAGACGGCAAAGTGATCCGTCGAGCGGTTCTAAAGAAAGGGGCTACCGCGATTGAATACATCCCTAACTAAGCAACTGGAGCAGCTTCCCATCAAGGAGCGGCTGCTCTACCTAGAAGAAGCGTTGCGGGACAACCGCAGCGTTTCTCGACAGTACACGAAGCTGATCGACTACTACCAACAACAAGCGGTCGATCAGGGGCTGGCAACGTGGGTCTACAAACCATCAAGAGAGCTTGCCCCAACCAAAGATCAGTTCGTTGGCCTCTTCGGACAAGAAGCCTTCGATCAAGTGAAACGTCCATCTAAACCAGAAAGGGAACTAATATGGCTATTACGTTAATCGATGCCAGCGACCACGACGAAATCAGGGAGTACTACGACCTCAATCCTAACCTGTCCATTCTCACCTACGCAGGCATGCTGGGCATGACAGGTGGCGAACTCAAAGAAATCCTCATGACAGATGGGTCAGCCATCGACAAAGAGGAAGAAGAGACAGCGCAGCTAATGTTCGAGGAGGCAGACGAAACCTTCGGCGCAGATATCTAAACAAACAGGTGGTCCCAATCAGGGGCCACCGCATAACTCAAAAAAGAATGAGCGGCTAGTCGCCGCCTGCTTCAAAGAAAAGAGATTGAGTGCTGCGCACACTCTATTTTTAAAAACCACCTACACCCGCTGCGCGGATACAGGTGGTTTTAGTATGCGGATTCCGCGCCGGAAGCCGCAAGACTTGGTTGGAAGCCGCAAGATTCCGATAGCCGAATGAACATCCGAGGTCGAAGGTCCACGAATAACTCACCAAAACTGCCGTATCGGCTGCAGCAATCGCTCTTGATACCCGTATCAAGGGCCTTGGACCCGTCACAACCGTCAAATAAAAGAAGCCCCTTAGTGCTTGGGTCTTTGACCAAGATGTAATTCAGGCCCCCACGCGCCCAATATGCGGCATTCCACGCAATTTGATTGGACGTCAATTTTATCCGGTTACCAGAAGACACTTTTAACTCTACCCAAAAGGGTATTCCCTGCCAAATTACATGTACATCGGGTACTCCACCCCCATGCTTGTTCTCAATCCTTGTTGCAAACGTCTTTTTCGGCAATGATTTCCTCATTGTATTCCAAAAGTTCGCCTCCGGTCCCTTGCTCATTGGTTACATCCTTGTACTCGGCCTCAATATCAAACGCTTGCGGGTATTTTTTCTGCAGATCGGCAAGCCGACCAACAATCTCATCCCGCGACAGTTGATCTATTGTATTTATATTCTCCCTCCGGTCTACTGTCAGGCCCCCCAAAGCTGATCG